CGCGAAAAGATGCTCAAGCGTCTTGCTGCTGGCGAGTCTAAATCCGCTGTAGCGCGTGCGTTTGGTATATCCAGGCAGCGCGTACACGCTTTGGCGTCAATGCACAAATGAACCTCCCGCCCGCCCGCAAGACCACCACTAGGAGAAAGCCCGCATGAACGCACCCGTTGAATCCACCACCCCCACCGAGCCCGGCACGCCGTATGCCGGCGGCTTTTTCGTCGGCCGCATCCTGATCGACGCGGTACTGCACGCGCTGATCCTCGCGCCCAAGGCCGCACGCACCATGCCAGCGCAGCGCTGGAACGGCAACTACGACAACGTGCCCGGCGCGCTCAGCTACAACGACGGCCTGGCCAACACCAAGGCCATGGCCGAGGCCGGCAGCGCGCTCGCCCGGGCTGCGCTGGCCACCGAGATCGACGGCCACGCCGACTGGTACATCCCCGCCGTCGACGAGCTCGAGATGGTCTATCGCCACTTCAAGCCCGGCACCGGCGAGAACTACAGCTATGCGCGCTCCGGCATCAACCAGTCGGCCGTACCGCACACGTTTCCGTACACGCCGAAGATCCCCGGCCAGACTGCGGTGGAGGCCTTCCGCGCCGGCGGCGACGAGGCGATCGAGCAGCAGGTGTACTGGTCATCGACTCAGCACGCCGGCAACAGGCGCTGGGCCTGGGGCCAGCACTTCGCCAGCGGCCGCCAGGACGACTGGGACAAGGCCAACGAGGTTCCGGCGCTCCTGGTCCGCAGAGAGCCGATTCGCTGATTCGCCCATTCGACCATTCCATCCGGATTCAACCAGGAGATCCACATGACCACAGCCACGGCATCACCCCGCACGGCGCGCGGCAGCGCCCCGAAAAATTTTCACGGCCGTTTTCGAAATGAACCTCCCGCCGCAGCCTAATGGCGCGGCTTTGCGCCCTCCACTGGGGATTCTCGGTGGGGGGCGTTTTTTCTCAATGCCGGTGGCGTCGCATACCCTTTGGGTGCCTGTGGATAGGCGCGACGTCACCGGCTCCCTCATACTATGACAATTAGCGAACTGATCGAGGAATTGAAGCGCTACCCGGACAGCATGCGCGTTTCCGTGTTTGTCGATTGGCCGGAAGATTTGGAAGAGCAGTCCGGGCTTTATGACATTGACCGCGTGAGGCCGGGTAGCGGGGAAATAGAGATAAGGCTTTGCGAATGAGAGCCGCAAAGGTAGACGGAAACCAGAAAAGCATCGTAGCCGCTCTGCGCGCTGCTGGCGCAACAGTGCAGCACTTGCACAAAGTCGGAGAAGGATGCCCCGACATTTTGGCGGGGTTTCGCTCAGAGAACTACATCCTGGAAATCAAACAGGAAAGCGGCAAGGTCAACAAGCTGCAAAAGGAATGGCACGACAACTGGCGGGGCCATGTGTTTGTAGTGCGCTCAGTTGATGAGGCACTTGATGCGATAGGGGTGACGAAATGAGCGTACTGCAATTGACGTTATCCGGCCTTGCCGCTGCCGCAGTTTTCGGAATCATCTGGATAGGAAAGCTCGCAATGGAGGAGCTAGAGGCCGACGAAGCGCCGCAACGATCCATTGAAGGCCCGCATTTCGCTGGTTACGGCATCGACATTACCGACCATATGGCGGCTGAATATCGGTATGAACAGGCGCAGCAGCACGCATGACGCTAGACGATATTCAAAAGCGCGTTGCAAGGATTCGCAAGGCAAAGGGCGATGACGAAACGGCGCACTCTATGGAAGATGACTTGCGCGCCGATTTCATTAGGCACGTTGCCATGTTTGGCGATAAAGACTTGATAAGCATGGCTGAGGCAGTGCTTGAAACCGAGAACATTGATTTTGCGCGGTGGTGTGCATGACAGCCGTGTTTATCCTGGCCCACGACGAAGCGCGCAAACGTGCCGCTGATGCCGTGCTGCGCGCCCCTATGGGCTATGCGGTGCGGGTGGGCGAGGCTAACAGGAACTTGGAGCAAAACGCTCTGCTGCATGCGTTGCTGTCAGACATTGCCGAATCACGCGAATGGGCTGGCCGGAAATGGGATGTAGACACATGGAAGCGTCTTTTAACCGGAGCTTGGATGCGTACCCGCAACGAATCCCCGGCAATGCTCCCGGCGCTTGATGGGCATGGGGTGGAAGTGATTTACCAGCGTACATCGACCCTGACTAAAAAAGAGTGCGGGGAGTTGATGGACTACATCGAGGCTTGGCATTGGGGGATTGAAGCATGACCAAAGCCGAACGCGACTACATATCCCGCGCCGTATCTCTCGGCTGCGCGCTATGCCGCCGATTGGGTTATGGCGAAAGCCCTGCCGAGTATCACCACAAACGCACCGGGGTAGGGGCAGGGCAGCGCGCAAGTCACCTTGACGGCTTTCCCCTTTGCCCTGCGCATCATCGGCAGTCGAACGAGGCAATTCACGTAATGGGCCGCAAAGCCTGGGAGCGGCATTTCGAGGTAACTGAAGGGTTGTTTGTCGATCAAACTAGGATTCTTGTGGGGGCTACGGTATGAGGGTGCTTGTGGCCTGCGAATACTCCGGAACCGTGCGCGATGCCTTCATTGCTTTGGGCCATGAAGCCGTTAGCTGCGACTTGCTGCCAACCGAGAAGCCGGGGCCGCATATCCAGGGCGATGTATTGCAGCACCTTGCAGGCGGTTGGGATTTGATGATTGCGCACCCGCCATGCACGCATTTGAGCGTTTCCGGGGCGCGCTGGTTCAAAGACAAGGTTATTGAGCAGTCAGACGCATTGCGCTTTGTGCGGGATTTGATGTGCGCCCCAATTGGTCGGATAGCGATAGAAAACCCCATTTCGATTATCAGCACGCGCATTCGGAAGCCAGACCAAATCATCCAGCCGTGGCAATACGGGCATGGCGAGACTAAGGCTACCTGCCTATGGCTAAAGAACCTGCCGAAGCTGGTACCGACAAACATAGTCGAAGGGCGCGAAGCCCGCATACACAAGATGGCTCCCGGTCCGGACAGATGGAAAGAGCGCAGCCGCACCTATCAAGGGATTGCGGATGCGATGGCGCAACAGTGGGGCAACCTGGATGAAAGGATGGCGGCATGAAAAAACGCACGATGTTAAGCAGTCTGCAAACCGGCCTTAAACGGCGCTGGATCAGCCCAATGAGGGCGTTGGTGGATCACGGCTGCATGAGTTTGTCGCAGCGATGCGGAGAGCTTCGCAGGGCTGGCGTAAAGGTGCAGAGCCGGTGGGCGGAGAGCAATGGCAAGAGGTTCAAAGAGTACAGGGTGACAGCATGAATAGCCCTCTTTGGGAAATCTTGGCGCTAGTTGCGCTTTTCTTTCTGTTTCAAGGTGAGCCTGACGTTTACGACAAATTGCATGCGTTGGCAATGTCGATACAACCAATGGCGCAAAGCAAATAATTTTATTTGGCCGTTGCGGCATTTTCTCGGAGAGTGAGCGTGGCATTCACAACATCAAATTCATCTACGTATTACGACCACTGCGCAGATAGGTATCTCTCTCGCGAGAGCATTCAAGAAAAAATGCAGCGCGATCAATTTGAACTTATGAAGTATCAGGCGGCAATGGGTATGCGGATAGACCCGTCACCCGAGCGGCAGAAACCGGCCACGGCGCAACCGGACAAGCGCCTACTTTTGATAGAGGATGACCAATGAAACTGAAACCGTTTGCCGAGATTATCAAGCTGTCCAAAGAGAAAAAGGACGAGCTTCTCGCGCCCATGCGTGCGCGTGGCGTCAAGGCAAAAGCAGAGCTTGAAATGGCGAAGATGGACGAGCAGCTTGTGACGCTCGAAAGCGCAATTCAGGAGCAATGCACGGAGAAGGAAATCGACTTTGACGCGCTCATAAAGAAGATTGACGAGCATGCCCTTGTCGAGCGCCGCAAGAAACAGTATCAGAAGATTCTTGACGAGCTATTCCCTGCCTGATGCGGCCTGACGTACTCCCAAGCATGCGCGCCCTGGAAGCCCTCAGGTTAAGCGTAGAGGCCGAGCGCGATGGTCGGCTAGACGATGCCCTGAAATACGCTCAGGAGGCCGTTAGCTACTCGCAAATGTGGGCTAGGCAGTTGGGGGTTTGCATTGCCTAATCGCTTGCTCAAAGAGGGCATTGTGGATAGCCCGCTTATCGACCCTTTGACGGCAGAGGAGGAGGTTTTTTTCTATCGCTTATTGGTGGTTGCTGATGATTTTGGATTGATGGATGCGAGACCCGTTATTTTGCGGGCGCGGTGCTTCCCGCTAAAGGAGACGCTATCAATCGCAAAAATAGACGCATGGCTGAATCGCTTGGTTACGGTGGGTCTGCTTGCCAGATACGAAGCCAACGGCCAGCCTTACATCTTGATCGGCAAATGGGAGCAGCGCCAGCGGTCACGCGCCAAGTACCCGATGCCACCTGACGGCCTTTTACCGTCGATTGTCAGTCAAGCGTCTGACAATAGTCCGTCAAGTGACGGCTTGGGTAGGGGTTTGGGTAAGGGTAGGGGTTTGGGTAAGGGTGCGGTAACCCCCGGAGACGGCGGCTGGATAGGCATAACCCCTGAAAAGCGGGCGCTGTGGGCAAAAGCCTACCCTGCAATCGACCTTGACGTAGAGCTTGCCAAAGCATTCGCATGGATGCTTGCCAACCCTAAAAACGTGAAGTCGAATTGGGAGAGGTTCCTAGCAGCTTGGTTTACCCGTTCGCAGGATCGCGCTGCGGCTGCGGGTGGCGGGCAAGTGACTGTCAACGCGCCGCGCAAGCCTGACCGCTACGACCTGGCTAATGCCGAGTTTGAGGCGAAATACGGAAAGCCCGACCCAATGCGCAAGCTGCTGTCGGGTGCGGTGAAGGGGGTGCCAGCATGAGTTATTCTGATTTTGTGAAGCGTAAATTCGCGGATATTCAGTCTTGCGGGTTTGATGTTGAAAACATGCCGGAGTCGCTTTTCCCGCATCAATCTGATCTGGTGCGGTGGGCTGTGAAGCGTGGCCGTGCTGCGATATTTGCGGATACCGGACTAGGCAAAAGCCGGATGCAATTGGCATGGGCCGATGCCGTTGCTAAAAAGACCGGCGGCGATGTGCTGATTCTTGCGCCGCTTGCCGTTGCGCAGCAAACGGTAAAAGAGGGCGCGGAGATTGGCATAACGGTCACGCATTGCCGCGAAGCCTCGGACATTCGGCTGGGAATCAACATAGCGAACTACGAGCGTATTCACAAGTTTGATATGCCGTTTGCCGGTGTTGTTTTGGATGAATCATCGATCATCAAGCACCACGACGCCAAGACGTTCCGTATTTTGACTGATCGGTTTGCGCAAACGAATTACAAGCTATGCGCTACCGCTACGCCAGCGCCTAACGACTGGACTGAACTTGGCACGCATGCAGAGTTTTTGGGAATCTGCTCACGCGCCGAAATGCTTGCAGAGTTTTTTACGCATGACGGTGGCGAAACTTCCGTTTGGCGATTGAAGGGGCACGCAAGGCATATTTTCTGGCAATGGGTCGTGGCGTGGGGCGCTCTGATTCGCCGCCCATCGGATCTCGGCCATGATGACAGTGCCTATGAGTTGCCGCCGTTGCACCTTGTAGAGCATACGGTTGAGACGTCGATGCCCACCAATGGCGCACTGTTCGCAATGGAAGCGCAGACGCTTTCGGAGCGTAGGGATGCGCGTCGGTTCAGCCTTGCGGATAGGGTCAGGGCATGCGCCGATGCGGTGAACGGGGATTCGCAGCCGTGGGTTGTTTGGTGCGACCTTAACGCCGAGGGCGATGCTTTACGGGCTGCTATTCCTGGCGCTATCGAGATTCGCGGCAGCGATGACGCAGATGTAAAAGAGCGCCGCTTGATCGACTTTGCGACCGGGAAAATACGCGTGCTGATTACCAAGCCAAGCATTGCCGGGTTTGGATTGAACTGGCAGCACTGTTCGCGCATGGCGTTTGTCGGCGTAACGGACTCATTTGAGGCGTATTACCAAGCCGTGCGCCGTTGCTGGCGTTTCGGACAGACAAAGCAAGTGAACGTGCATGTATTTGCATCTGAATCTGAAGGGGCGATTGTTGCCAACCTAAAGCGCAAGGAAAAAGACGCCATCCAAATGTCCGAGTCTCTAAGCGCGGAAACCCGTGACGCTGTATTAGCAAACATCAAAAGCGCATTCAAGCAAACCAACGACTACAAAGCCGCGAACCGCGTGAGTGTTCCGGCATTTTTGGAGGCAGCATGAATTGCATAGAGCAGGTTGTAGCGGATAAATGGGCCGCATATCGCGGTGACTGCGTAGAGGTATTGCAGGGATTGCCGGAGCATTCAATCGGCTATTCAATATTCTCGCCGCCGTTTGCCAGCTTGTACACATACAGCAACAGTCCGCGTGATATGGGGAATTGCAAGACCCATGAGGAGTTTTTCGAGCATTTCGGATTTCTGGTTGACCAATTGCTGCTGGTTATGAAGCCGGGGCGTGAGGTTTCTTTCCATTGCATGCTGATGCCTACGTCAAAAGAGCGCGACGGGTATATCGGGCTGCGTGATTTTCGCGGGGATCTGATTCGGGCGTTTCAGGCGAAGGGGTTTATCTATCACTCCGAAGTCTGCATCTGGAAAGACCCGGTAACGGCGATGCAGCGCACGAAAGCCGTTGGACTGCTGCATAAGTCGGTGAGAAATAATGCGGCGCTCAGTCGTCAAGGAATCCCTGACTACTTGGTAACAATGAGATCGCCAGGAGAGTCGGAGCGCGTTACCCATACGCCAGAGGATTACCCGGTGCAAAAGTGGCAGCGCGTCGCAAGCCCGGTATGGACGGATATTGACCCATCGGACACGCTCCAATATCGAAGCGCACGCGAAAGCGACGACGAGCGCCACATCTGCCCGTTGCAATTGGAAGTTATCCGGCGCGGCATTGACCTGTGGACTAACAAGGACGATATCGTTTTAAGCCCGTTCATGGGGATTGGTAGCGAGGGTTTCGTGGCTTTGGAAATGGGGCGGCGATTCGTTGGTGTTGAATTGAAAGAGTCATATTTCAAGCAAGCTGCGTCTAATCTGGAACAGGCAACAAAGCTGACGACTGATTTGTTTGCAGAGGCCGCATGATTCTCTACAGCATCCAATGCACCCGCTGCCGCCGCATGGAGCCGCATGGCTCAACAGCACCTATCAACGCTGATAGCTGCCCCACAGCGCGAATGATGCGCTCTAGCTGCCGGGAAATGGGCTGCGCTTTTAACGTAACGAGTAGCGAGTATGTGCCTACGGATTTGGATGCGCTCCGGTTGGGGCTTAGGGATGAGAGGGTGATTGCATGAGCGCCATTGCCCACCTTCTTGCAAATCCGGTAACGCCTGATCGCCGGAAAACTCCCGGTAGGCCAAGAGCGCAACACGGAAGCGACCGGCGCGAATACTGGCGAGATTACGCAGCAATGCGGTACAGGACTGACCCGCTCTACAAACGGGCCAGGATTGCGGCAAATCAGCGATACAAGGAGAAGCAACATGCCTAGAGGTAAACCAACCGGATGGTCTGCAAAGCTGTATGACTACATCGCAAAAAACGAGGGCAAGGAAGCCGCAGAGATCACGGCAGCGCTCAAATATCCGCTGCCTGTGGTGCTTGCGCAAAACCTGCTGTGGCAACTGGCGAACAGGGGCGCAATCGTGCAACGCGGGAAGCGGTATTACATGCCGCAGCCGGTAACACCGCCCCGAACCGCCCCGGAATGGAAGCCCTTGCAAGCGTTTAAAGCAGGCTGGCAGAGGCCGACATACGACGCCCTGCCTGGATTTGTGATTCGGGGTGAGCCGGAAGGGGTGGTGTTGGCATGATAACGATGCGTGCATCAGAGGTATTGCGTGCTTACAACTTCGGCGTGCTGCATTACGACGAGTTAGCGGCGCTGCGTAGCATTTTGGCAACGCATATTGAAACCGTTGACCTTGAAACCGGCGAGGACTTGGCGCTTCTGCAAAAACTGGAAGCGCGCCTTGATGGTGAATTGCTCGGCATGGAAATGGCGCGTCTTGAGAAGGCGAAAGCGGCGTGAAACAAAGCCCCGGAGAGGCCCTGCTATCAACGCAATTGCGCGCCCTAAAGGTGCCGCACACGCCTGAGCATCAATTCCACGAAGGGCGAAAGTGGCGCTTTGACTTTGCGTTCCCCAATCAATTGGCGGTAGAGATTGACGGTGGAAACCACATGGCGCGAGTAGTCAACGGAAAGCCTGTGGCGATTGGGCGGCATACCAAAGCGGCTGATTATCAAAAGCTGAATCAGGCCGCGTTAGATGGGTGGCGGGTAATGCGATTTACAACGCAGATGGTGCGGAGCGGTGAGGCGATTAACGCGATATTGAAGGCATTGGGGATGACGAAATGAGCGTGATTGCATACAGATTCAGGAACGAGGGCGCACTTGTTGTATTGCAAGTTTCCGTAAAAAACGAGAACCCAGGATCGGGCTATTACGACATAGCTCCAAGATGGCGCGATGCCGCGACAGAGGATTTGCTTGACGTAGCGAGGCTCATGGCCCCCGGCCCGCAGGTATGGAGAACCTTGAGCAGCGTAACTCCAGACCAGCAGTGAGGGATGACGAAAAGTTTAGGCGCGAATGCGAGGCAAGAGAATGGGTGAGGCGCTACCCGCGCGGAGGCCCGCAATGGCAAGCAGTATTAGCGCGAATCGCCAGAAACCGGGGCCAAGCGGCAGCGGAGCAACTAAGGGCGGATATGGTCGAGCAGTGGAAGAAACGGAAAGCTGCTTGAAGTGCTTGGCGTATGGCAATTACTGCTCGGCAGGCTGTAGGGAATGGGCGGAGTTTGGGGAAAACCTCTAATGCAAACCGAGTGCGAACACAAAAAAATCGTTCCCGCGTTTGATCTGGAGCGGGCAAAAACCATGAGCGCTGCCGAAGTGCGCAAGACTTTCCCTCGCGCCGAAGGTGAGCGCTGCCCGGACTGTGGATGGATGGGGATTATGTACGCCTCGTGGGAGCATTACCGAATGGGGGATTATTGATGCTCAATGAGCGAATCAGCGCAGCCAAGCAGTCAAGCGACCTAACCTATCGCAGCGTCACGCGCCCACAAAAGGCGCACGACTCTGATGTAATCGCAGCTTGTGGCCTAGCTGATGCGGTAGCAACGGCTGCAACGACTGCGGCGGGTGAATCGGGGGCTGTGTATGTGCGCGACCTGATTAAGCGATTACAGGGCCATTTGGCGAACGTGAAGGGCATTAGCGCGTATGGCGTAGCTGTCCAGGTTGTGAGCGAGTTGATACTTGAAAGGTGCCAACATGAAAGCAACACAGCGCGATGCGTTAATGGGGCATGGGTCGCAAATGGCGAGTGGAACGGCGAACCCAGCGGAGGTTGGCCCGATTGTCCGGTCTGCTTGGGATCGGGGCGGGCGAGACTTGACCGTTCGCGTCGATTGGTCAGTGCTGGGCGGGATTTATACGATTCACGACTTGACCGTGTATACACAAGCGCCCTCAACTGGTGCGCCCATAGGCTAATGAGTGAGGGTGGGGATATGTGGAGGTTGTTGAAATGAGTGATACGCCGATTACAGACCGCGCAGTAATTGCCGGGTTTGGCGCTCAAACAGGATGGCCGCAGATGTGCGCGGCGGATTCAATGAGGGCATTGGAGCGCGCATTAGCTGGTGAGCGTGAACGCTGCGCTTTGATTTGCGAGGAGGTTGGGCGCGAAATTGGTGAATGCCCGGAGTTGGCGCAATACTGCGCTGATGCGATCCGAGGGATTCTTAAGCTTGGCGAATAGAGTTTTTCTTGAGGTATTTGCCACCGCGAACGGTTTTGCATGAATAACCAGCGCCAGCCGAAAGCCGGAAATAGACCACATCGCCTTGTTGCTGTTCGATGGTGACGTACTCGTTGGGGATATTGAAGTATTCGGCTATTGCGTAGATCAGTTCCATGTTTATCTCCGGTTCGGTTGGTATGACTGCATTGTGCGCCCCTGACGGACGAAACGGCTTGACCAATGTCAAGAAAACGGAAAAAAGGCAGCGGCCGAATAATCGCACAAAACGGAACTAAAGCGCTTGACAAGTATCATATACGTGTGGTCTAATCCGTGTTAATTGAGCGTTACCCCGTGAGGTTCCGGCCAGAGCGGGCGGCAAATTGAGGGGAGCGTGTCCCTGTTAAAAACGCATCAAGACGCATGCGGATTGAGCGCCGCCTGATCAACGGCGCGTTTGGATAGCTCAAAGCAGAGTGCCGGTGGAGCCGGGGGATTGCGGAAGTAGCGAACCGCACAATTTGTAGTCCGCAGCCGTGTTGATGACTAAATGCCCGGTCGAAAGACTCAGGGGAGCCGTAAGGTGCGGGACGGAAGGGAAGCGCGCACACACCTGTCTGAAAGGGCGGGCGTCAACACCAAGCAGAGGTCATCTAAAGTAAGACTCCCGCCTTGTAAGGCGAAGTATGTATGTGAGAAACCCATGCGCTCTGAGAATGCAGGTGCGGAACAGGTAGAGATCACTCCCGAGATGATTGAGGTCGGAGTAAACGCGCTGGTGTCTTTGCATGGTTTTGTTTCATCGGCTTTTTCTGCGGAACACTTGGTTTCAGAGGTTTATAAAGCCATGGCGGCCACAGCGCGCGATCAGCGAGAATTGGGTTGAGGGGTTCGTTTTTTGGTTCTCTAAGGCCGAGCGCCACTAGTTGAGTTAGTATTTTTTTTAGATCAGCGGTGGCGTTGTCAAGCACGGACAAATCGAACTCATACGCCTCATAGTTGTCAAAGGTTTTCATGGTCGCAGCGTTTGTAGATTTGAGTTTCCCGTTGGGCTGCAACTTGGCTCCACGATGAAGAACGTTGTGCCGGAATTGCGATATTAGTTCCATTTGAGTAAATGTGCGTAATAGCTTTTGCTGGACTTTCTTTGATGTTTTGGATAGTGGCATCAAGCTTTTTGTCAGTGAAATGACGTGGCCTAGTTGATGCCCGGACTTGATAATCTGCGCTTTCTCTAGTGGTGTGCCAGTAAGAAAAGGGAATGCAAGGTGCGTCACTGATTCAACGCGGGCGTAGTAATGTACGAACTTGCCAAGTGACAGATAGTATTCATCAGTCCTGGTTTGAGAATTTATTAAGTCGCTAATGAAGCCCACGATAAAACCCCCTCAGAGAAATAAGCAAAGCGATCATGTGATGCCGTTTGATGAGGCATTGCGAAGAATCTTGAGCGCTCCACCGGCACCCAAGATAGCAAAGAAACCAGCAAAGAAAAAACCGGCTAAGTGAGCCGGTTTTTTATTGGAGAAATGACTGATATTGAATTGGCGCTTAGCCCAAAGTATCCTTGGTTAGTCTGGCCTGAATCAGGGTTGATATGTCAGCCCGGCATTGTGCCTGACCGTCAAGATAGTGCTCTGATACGGCAACAGCTAGAGAGGTACTGCGCTGACCCTCACTCAGCCGTAGAAAATCTTCGTTTCTTTTGGAGCCATGCAAACACCTATCTGCACGGATGACTACGGCACCGAGGTTTATTGGTGCAGATACGACACCGGCCCGGTTTGGGCGAATGACTGCCTGATAGTTGGCGGGGTGATGCCTGGAGTAAAAGCCCGGTACATCATGGCCCCGACCGCAAAAGAGCGCCACAAGCAAAGCCAGATAGCGTTCTATGCAATGGACGCCAACTGCAACACATGCGCCAACCTTGAGCGCGTTAAGCACCCGAAATACACAAGCGGATTCCTATACGGCAAATGCAGCGCGGGCGATATGAGCGCACATCCGTACAAAGACCGCATAAACGATGGGGTAATTCCATTCCACCCTGATGATTGGATGGGTATGCCCTGCTATCAATCACGCTACAGCTAGCAGTGGCTTCACTGTGCGTTGTTAAAAAACAACAGGTTAGGATAAGTAAACATGGCGGCAGCATTGGGCAATAAATACGCGGAGAAAGGGCGCTTGTTTGATGGCGCATTGCGTAGAGCTATTGTCCAGGAGGATGGCAAACGCATCCGTGAGGCCGCAGAGAAATTGCTCGACCTTGCGGCAGCCGGTGAGCCGTGGGCTGTAAAGGAATTGGCCGACCGCCTGGACGGTAAGGCGGCTCAAGGCGTGACGCTATCCGGCGACCCTGACGCGCCGCTGGTATCAAAGATCGTGCGGGAAATTGTCCACGCTAAAGATACAAACGCCTGAAGTATTCGAGCCGTTACTAGGGCCGAGCAGGTACAAAGGGGCGTGGGGAGGCAGGGGCAGCGGTAAGTCGCATTTCTTTGCCGAACTATTGATAGAGCGCGCAATGATGCAGCCCGGTTTACGTTGGGTCTGCATTCGGGAGATTCAGAAGTCGTTAGAGCAATCGGTTAAACGACTGCTTGAGGACAAGATTGAATCTCTAGGGGTTGGGCAGTATTTCGAGGTAAAGCAAGCGGAGATTGTCACTCCGGGCGCTGGAATCATTCTGTTCCAGGGGATGCAGAACCACACAGCCGAGTCGATCAAATCGCTTGAGGGTTATGACGGAGCGTGGAACGAGGAGGCGCAGACACTAAGCCAGCGCAGCCTTGATCTGCTTAGGCCGACGATTCGCAAGCCCGGTAGCGAACTGTGGTTTAGCTGGAATCCGAACCTGGAAACTGACCCGGTTGACGCGCTGCTGCGCGGCCCGGAACCTCCGCCTGATTCAAAGGTGATTCAGGTCAATTACCGCGATAACCCGTGGTTGCCTGATGTATTGCGGGCTGAATTGGATTATGACCAGCGCCGCGACCCTGACAAGTTCGCGCATATCTGGCTTGGCGAATACCAGCGCAACTCTGAGAGCCGGGTATTCCGCAACTGGAAGATTGAGGAGTTCGACAGTCCTGCGGGCGCGCATTTCAGGCTTGGCGCGGATTGGGGCTTCTCGGTTGACCCTTCCGTGTTGGTGCGCTGCCACATTGACGGACGCAAGCTCTACGTCGATTACGAAGCCTACATGGTGGGCTGCGAGATTGACCAGCTTCCAGACCTGTTCAGGCGTGTGCCTGATGCCGAACGCTGGTTCATCACTGCGGACAGCGCCAGGCCGGAAACGATCAGCTACATGCAGAAGCATGGTTTCCCGAAGATTAGCTCTGCCATCAAGGGGGCCAAGTCTGTTGAGGAGGGAATCGAGTTCCTCAAGACGTTTGACATTGTTGTGCATCCTCGCTGTACGCACCTGATAGACGAGCTGACGCTGTACAGCTACAAGACCGACCCGCTGACGAATGAGGTTATGCCCATTCTCGCGGACAAACATAACCACGTAATCGACTCTCTGCGCTATGCGTGCGAGGGCGCGAGGCGTGCGATTCGACCAAAGGTAAACCGGGAAATTGTGCGGGTAGGCCATCGCACTCCTCAATCATTCATGGGCGCTTAATGGCAAAAACGGACGCTGATTTTCTCGCTACGGCACGCAAGCGCATGAAACTTGCCATTGAAGCGACATCAGAGAACCGTATTAGCCAATTGGATGATCTTCGCTTTGCCGCTGGCTCTCCCGACAACGGCTGGCAATGGCCCGAAGATGTAAGGCAAGCACGCCTGAGCGACCCGAACGGCGCAAGGCCGGTGCTCACCATCAACAAGCTGCCGCAGCACATCAAGCTAGTAACCAACGAGCAGCGCCAGAACCGACCCGCCGTGAAGGTCTTGCCGGTTGACGATCAGGGCGATATTGAGGTTGCGCAGATTCTGAACGGAATCGTGCGGCATATCGAGGTCAACTCTGACGCAGACGTTGCTTACGACACCGCCTGTGAGAACCAAGTCACGATTGGTGAGGGCTATTGGCGCGTCCTAACTGACTATTGCGACGATATGTCGTTTGATCAGGACATATTGATTGCGCCCATCAAGAATAGCTTTAGCGTCTACCTTGACCCTGATGGGCTTAGGCACGATTCGACCGGCAAGAAATGCCAATGGGGATTCATCACCGAGGAATTGAGCGACGAGGAGTTCAAGCGTCAGTTCCCCGATGCAGAAGGCAGGCCCGCATGGGATGACGTAGGGCTTGGCGACGATGCGGCCCCGTGGTTGGCTAACGATGGCCTGAGAATCGCTGAATATTTCTGCGTCGAGGAAAAAGAGGAGAACATCCTCCTGCTGGAAGATGGCACGACCATGCCAGAAAAGGAATATTGGGAGTCTGTCCAGGCCAACCCGATGATTCTGGCACCCAAGCCGGTGAAGAATCGCAAGACACTGATGCAGTCGGTCAAGTGGACAAAGATCAACGGCGCAGAGATTCTCGAAACGCGGGAATGGGCGGGCAAATACATCCCGATTATTCGCGTGGTCGGTAACGAGTTCATCGTTGAAGGCAAGACCGTAGTTAGCGGGATCGTGCGTAACGCAAAAGACCCGCAACGCATGGTGAACTACTGGACTTCGCAAGAGGCTGAAATGCTGGCCCTTGCTCCCAAAGCGCCCTATATCGGCGCGGTGGGGCAGTTTGAGAGCCAGGAGGATACGTGGCGGCAGGCCAACACGGTTAATTATCCCTTCCTGCAATACAACCCGATTGAAGTCAACGGAACCGCGCTGCCGCCCCCGCAACGGCAAGCCCCGCCCCTCCCGCCTGCTGGAATCATTCACGCAAAGATGGAGGCGGGCGATGACCTACAGGCAACAGTCGGCCAATACAACCCTAGCATTGGAGCAGAAGCGCAGGAGAAAAGCGGTAAGGCAATCATGGCGCGCCAGCGTCAGGCCGATGTGGGTACGTTCCATTACATCGACAACCTTAGTCGTTCTATTCGCTATTGCGGCTGCATTCTGCTTGACCTGATACCGAAGATTTACGACACGCAACGGGTCGCAAGGATCATCGGTGAGGACGGAGAGCCGGATCACGCATCACTCGACCCTGAAAGCCAGCAAGCGGTTATGCGGGTCGAAGAAAACGGGGAAATCCGCAAGATTTACAACCCCGCAGTCGGACGTTATGACGTAACGGTAACGACCGGCCCGAGCTACACCACCAAACGCCAGGAATCAGCCGAGGCAATGGGCCAATTGCTCTCTGGAAACCCGGAATTGTGGGGCGTCATCGGTGATTTGTTCGTCAAGAATCAGGATTGGCCGGGTGCGGAGGAAATGTCGCAACGACTTCGCAAGACCATCAATCCCAAGCTGCTTGAGGATGATGACGAAGACCCGAACAGCATTGAAGCGCAAAAGGCCCAAGTGCAACAGGCGGCGCAGATGATCGGGCAAAAGGAAGCCGAGCTACAGGCCGCAGAGCAACAGATTCAACAGATGGGCCAACAGGCTCAACAAGAGGTCGAAAAGGCCAAGACCGCCGAGGCGCGAGTCAAGGAAATGATTGCCAAGCTGAACGAAGAAGCGCAGCGCATCGAGTACGAAAAGAAATACATCGCGTTGCAACAGCAATTCTTCCGCCAGGCGGCGCAAGCCCGCGAACAAGCCCAAGACGCAGAGCAACAGGCGCAGATCGATGCCGTATTCGCAAAGGTAGAGCAGATGTTTGCGGAGCATGAGCTACAGATCAAAGAGAAGGTCTTGGCCGGAGTAACGGACACGATTGGCGAACTGCACAACGGGCTTGCCAACGAAATGAAGGGTATCAGCGACAAGCTGAATCAATTTGAAGTGCAAGGAGCAACGCAATGAGCGCATCACTCGCCCTAAACCTGCGCCGCGTCATCGCTGGCAAGGCGCAAAGCAAGGCATACACCACGACAGCGACAATTGACGCCGCATTGCCGCAACAGGCTAACAGCGTCATGGTGTGGTGTACGACTAACGCGCATGTACGGGTTGGTGCTGGCTCAGGTCTTGCCGCGACCACCGCAGACGTGCCGATTGCTGCCAATACGATGGTGATTCTGCCGGTAGAACTGCCTACAAGCGGCGGCACTGACGTTGCCATGTATGTCGCTGCTGTGCAGATGGCAACTGGCGGAACACTCTACGTTCAGCCCTTGACCGACTGATGCAATTCGTTTCCCCGGCGAATTTCAATAAGTTCAATCAAATTCAGGGCGGGGGTAATGGTGCTGCCTATTATTGGGAATCATCGCCAGGACAACCGCTACCCCCCGGCTTCTCCCTGACCCGCTCCGGCACAAACGCGACCTATTTCGACTCGGCTGGCCTGCTGCAAACTGCGGGAGCAAACGTAGCGCGGGGAACGTACCGCTACAACGGCAGCGCGTGGGTGTTCGATGGCACGATGATCGAGCAGGCGGCGACGAACATCTGCTTGCGTAGTGAAGCATTCGATAATGGTGTGTGGGCCACTGAGGGTGGATATTTTAACCCGGTAGTCGTTACTCCTAATACCACAGTAGCCCCTGATGGTAATACCACCGCAGATACATTGACATCGAGTACAGTTCCGGCGGGCTGCATACAAATAATTGCGGCAGCCGCTAATACCACATATACATTTTCAGTGTGGGTAAAAACTGGGACGCTTGCAGCTAGCAACATTTTCTTGATTGTGGATACTACGCTAGCCGGGGTACACGTTGCGACAATTGGATTCTCGAACCTAACTACAGCTACAGCAGCATGGCAGAGATTTAGTATCACTGTGACCACCCCGGCTGCTGGATTTGATTCGCTTGCTGTTGGGTTGGACTTTAGTGGGGCTGGCACTACATTTGTGTGGGGTGCCCAACTTGAAGTAGGTTCTGCCCCTACCAGCTACATCGCCACAGGCGCAGCCTCCGCAACCCGCGCCGCCGACGTAGTAACCGCCCCGACTTCCGGCCTGCTGGTCAATGGGCAGGGGTTTGCGGCGGGGCGCTTTAGATTGATCGCAGAATCTACAAGTGGCGCCGGCACGTTCTTGTCGTCATATACGGGAGTGACTGGAGGAATTCCGGCTTATTGGTTTGGTGGTGCTATCTATATGTATGACGGTACAACGGGGACTTTTGGGGCAACTCCAACCCCGGTAGTAGAGGCGGCGTCAGCCGTTGCTACTACTTGGGGCGGTGGGACAAATGGCTGGCAATCAGCCTTAAATGGTAGTGTTACCGCACAAAACGCAGCGTTCGACAACAGCATGAATTTTGCTGCCACACTGAGAATAGGTGCACATGTCGATGGCACGGGGGCGTGCTCAATGGTTCTCCAATCCCTGCGGCTTGGGGTGGTGGCTGCATCTAGCGGGCAACTCGCCACCTATACGTCTTAGTTTCAAAACGCACCGAGGCGCACTCGGGTCTAGGAGATTCAATGTCTGAAGAAAATACGCCGGTAGTCGAGGCGGAAATTGTCACGCCCACGGAAACGGAAACTCCTGCGGCGGATACTGAAACCAAACCGGAGCCTGTAGAGAAGTCATTCTCCCAAAAGGAACTAGATGACATTCTCGAAAAGAGGCTGAGCAAGGAACGCAGGAAACGCGAGGACTTGCAGCGACGGTTAGCAGTTACCGAGGAACTGGCCCTTAAAAGCCGACAACCGGAACCGCAGAAACCGGCTGACAGCGGCGAACCTAAGCGCGAATCGTTTGAAAGCTACGAAGCCTATCTTGAAGCCCGCGCAGATTACCGCGCTGACCGCAAGGTAGACGAGCGGCTTGCAAAGGAACGCGAACAGGCCAACGCACGCAACGCCGAAACCGAGCAACGCAAGGTCAATGAGAGTTTTCAGAAGCGGATTCAAGAGGTAGCAAAGGAAATCGAGGATTTCGAGGACGTGCTTGCATCGTCCGAAGCCCCGATGACCCGCGCAATGTCCGAGGCGATTTTGCACTCCGACGAAGGCCCGAAACTGGCCTATCACCTTGCGAAAAACCCTGATGAAGCCGAGCGCATCGCGGCGCTGCCTGCGGCACGACAAGCAGTAGAGATCGGCAAGCTGGAAGCCAAGCTAGGCGCTGCCGAGAAACCGCAAACCAAAACACCCTCCAAAGCACCGGAACCCATCAAGCCCGTAACTGGAAAGAGCGGGATTGTGGACGCCGAGCCATCGCACGACAAGCCGGATGAATGGCTCAAGTGGCGTAACCGGCAACGGGCCGCTAGACGAGGGTAATTGAAAGGCAATTATGGCTAATACCCTCTTAACCATTGACATGGTTACGCTGGAAGCCCTTGCCGTTCTCCACGGCAATCTCGCATTCGTCAAGAATGTGAACCGTGATTACGACAGTGCTTTCGGCAAGACCGGCGCAAAGATTGGCGACACTCTGCGCATTCGCAAACCTCCGCAATATACCGTTCGCTCCGGTGCAGTCATGTCGGCGCAAAACGCCACGGAAACCTATGTGAGCCTGCCGGTTACGTCTCAAAAGGGCGTTGACCTGAACTTCTCCTCGGTTGACTTCGCACTGAAGATTGACGACTTCTCGGATCGTTTCCTGAAGCCCGCAATGTCGGTGCTGGCGTCGCAAATCGACTACGACGCGCTGAGCATGACGCTGGATATTGCCAATTCCGTTGGCACTCCCGGCACTACCCCTGCGACCTATCAGGTTTGGGGCGATGCACAAGCCGTGCTCGACAACGCACTTGCCCCGCGCGATGGGAACCGCACCGCAATTCTCAACCCGCAAGCTATGGCGCGTACCGTTGACGGCCTCAAAGGGCTGTTCCAGGCTGGCGATGCGATTGCCGATCAATACCGTTCGGGCGTGATGACTCGCGCAATTGACCTGAAATGGGCGATTGACCAGAACATCCGTTCGGTAACGATGGGTACTCGCACCGGCACCACGCTGGTTACGGGCAACCCGGCCACCGGCTCCAATACCGTGAACGTAGACGGTCTTGGCGGCGCAACCCAAACCGTGAATGAGGGTGAAGTCATCACCATTGCTGCGGTGTATGACGTTAACGCGGAAACCAAAGCGACACTGACGAACTTGAAACAGTTTGTCGTGACCGCTAATGCTACCGGCGTTGGCTCTGAAGTCGCGCTGACGGTTAGCCCGACCTTCTACGGCCCGACCTCCGGCGCGCTGCAAAACATCTCTGCGCTGCCCGTTGACGGTGCCGCCGTGACGTTCTACGGCACCACGACCTCGACCGTGTACCCGCAAAACCTGATTTTCCACAAGGATGCGTTCACGTTCGCAACGGTTGACCTGAAATTGCCGCGCGCTTCTGAAATGGCGGCACGCAAGGTCATGGATGGCATTTCGATGCGTATTTGGGAAGGTCAAGACATTGTGAATGACGCTTTCCCGGTTCGCTCTGACGTGCTGTACGGCTACGCCACCACCCGCCCGGAACTCGGCTGCCGAGTTTGGGGCTAATCAAGGAGAGAAATCATGGCTGTTTACCAATACCTTGATGGCACCAACGCTGACGGAACGATTTTGGGCCAAAGCTCCACGGCCCTTATCTCGTTCTACAACGCAGCACCCACGGCAAAACCTTCGGGCGCATCACAAGCGGCGGTTGCTACTGGTGCCGCTACCACTGGCGCAGCGACTTACGGCTTTACCTCGGCGCAAGCCAACGGCATTGTCGCGTTGCTGAACCAGATTCGCGGCGACCTCGTAACCCTGGGCCTGATTAAAGGCTCTTAAAGGAGATCGGCATTGAGGATTGCAGTAGTAACACCCTCCCGTAACAGGGTGGTCGGCCTCAGTGCCGTTCTCCAAACTCTCCGATATTTGGAGAGCGGTAAGCATGAAGTTCGGTACGGGGTCATCAGTGACGACGATGACCCCGCTACCTTTGAATGGTGCAAGACAGCGAAACACATACCGCTTGTGAATCGTGTAGAGCCTCGCTATCAGACGATGGGCGGCGCAATAAACGAAATGAGTGAATGGATGCATGTGAATCTCGGTAGCGAAGTATTTACCGTGATCAACGATGACATTCTGTGCCTTACCCCTAATTGGGATGACTACATCGCCAAAGCGGTTGAAGAAACCCCGCATGGCGTTTTCTGGTGGAAAGACACCAACGAGCAAGGATACGAGGCCCTTTACCCGATTGTCACAGACAAGTGGAGGAAGGCTGCGGGCGGTTTGTTTACGGACTACTTCCCGTTTTGGTACGACGATTTGTGCCTCGCCGAACTGTGGACGATGACCACGGACAGCGACAACATCAGGCTTGATTGCCAGATTTGCGACAAGCCGGTAAAGACTACCAGGATGCGCGAACTGCGGTTCTGGCAGCAGGTGTACACAAAAACAAGAAAACTTCGAGTGGCAAAGGCTTATGAAATGGCCGAAAAACTCGGACTGCCGCGCCCATCAAGCCCGGAAATGGTAAGGGCGCTGGTTGACAAGAAATTGCAGCGCGTAGCTGACGAATGGCTCGACAGCATTGAACAGAATCAGGGCGAGACTTCAGCCCCGGATTCCGCATACCTTGACGCGAAAGCAAGGGCGGTTGAACTACTCAAAACCATAGGTGACTGATGCTCTTTATCGGCATTCCGAGTTATGACGGCCTGATACATCACACGACTGTCGCGGGGTTGGTTCAAACGGCGCACCTGTGCGCGAAAGCAGAGATTGGGCTTGCGGTCGAGATCATCCCGCATGACGCTTTTATAGGAAAGGCTAGAAGCCTGATAGCCAAGCGATTCCTTGAATCGGGAGCCTCAGACCTGTTGTTTGTAGACGCCGACATAGGGTTTACGTCAAAAGACGTTATCGCGGTATGCAAGCCCGATGCAGACATTGTGATGGGCCTGTATCGCATGAAGGTTCCCGGAAACCCGAGATTCCCGGCGATGCTCACCGACCCGATAGAGCGCAACGAAAAAGACCCGAGCTTGATAAAGCTGCACTACGGGCCTACGGGTTTCATGCGGATTCGCCGGAACGTCATTGAAAAGATGATTGAAGCCTTCCCCGACGAATGGTTTACCGACGATCAGAACGGCAGGATTTACGACCTGTTCCCGCACGGCAGGGAAGGTAACTCGTTCTACGGCGAGGACATTAACTTTTGCCGCAGGGCGCAGCAGTGCGGGTTTGACATTCACGCTGTACAGGGGATTTTCCTGAAGCATATGGGTGAGGCTTCGTGGGAGTCCACCTGGCAGCTCGACATTCCAAAGGATAAAGATGCTGACGTGGCGCTACCACCGTGATTTTCCGTTAGGCAAGATATTCGACACGGAAGGCAGGCAATACCCGCTTGTGCCTTCTGAACTGAATGGCTGGTTTGACACGCCCGACAAACTGCATATCACGCAAGACCAATTGATTGAAACGATTGTGAAGCAGGAGCTTGCTTCGCAGGCGTCAGACCGTGGAAAGCTGGAAAAGGAAGTCAAGAAAAAGACCGGCAAAGAGTTCCACTTCGCAGCAAAAGAAAAAACCCTTGTGAAAATTCTGGACGATAAATAATGGCTACTGCACTTTCCATGATTACCCGCTCCATGAGGCTGGCAGGCGTAATCGGGAAAGGCGAGTCATTGGACAACGACGAAGCGCAGGACGGCCTTGTTGCGCTGAACTCGATGCTCGATTCATGGTCGCTTGAAAGGTTGTTTGTCTATTACATCGTTGAAGAAACCCTCACGATGGTAGCGAACCAGCAAACCTACACGATGGGGGTTGGTGGGGATTTGAACACCACAAGACCTACCCGAATCAATGACTCCTGCTTTATCCGCTATGCGTCCATCGACATTCCCTTGCAGTTGGTCGATGAACTGGCGTGGTCAAACATCACCGTAAAGGGTGTTACTTCGATTCTGCCCATGTACCTGTATGCGGATATGCAAAACCCGCTGGTGCAACTCAATTTCTATCCGAAGCCTAATGCGGCGTCTGCGGTTGCGCATATCAAGTCGTGGAAGCAGTTGCAACAGTTTTCAAGCCTCACAACTGCGCTTGCTTTGCCGCCTGGATATGAAAGAGCCATTACCTACAGTCTTGCAGAGGAATACGGGCCTGAATTTGGTGCTTCTCTCCCGCCGATGGTCGTGTCAAAGGCTATTCAGGCGAGGGCGAATATCAAGAGGATCAATTCGCAGCCTCCGGTAATGATGTCGGAAGCCGGTTACATGACGCGGCAGCGCGGCAATAACTGGAATATCTACACCGGGCCATGATCGTCGGGCTTTTTGGTGGTGGACAACAAGGGAAATCGGCAACAGTCACGGCGCAACGCCATTTGAACCTGTACGCCGAGATTCAGAGAGAACAGGAAAAGGCCGCAGTCACGTTCTACGGCACGCCAGGGCTTGAGTTGAGGAAGTCTCTAGGCGATACCCCTGTGCGGGGCTGGATTGCAGTAGGCGACCTGTATTACGTTGTCCATCGAGGCACCTTCTACAGCATCGACAACGCCGGAACGGTAACGAGCATCGGGACGATTAGCTCGACCACTGGCCGGGTGGACATGGCTTATGACGGTTCGGTAATCCTGCTGGTAACGGGGATGAATGGCTACACCTACACCATTGCGACCACGACATTTGCTCTTGTGTCTGACTCGGATTTCCCGGACGCGGCGAATACGGTTGCGTGGTTGGACGGTTGGTTCATTGTCGATGATGGTGTATCGGATTCGTTCTATATCTCAAGCAACGGTTCGTCTTGGGATGCGTTGAACTTTGCAACGGCGGAGTCAAACCCTGACGGTCTGGTAAGGGTCTTTGTCGATAACGGCGAAGTCATTTTGTTTGGTGAGAACACTACCGAGTATTGGGGCGACACCGGAGGGGCGGACTTCCCGTTTTCGACCATCAAAGGGGCTACGGTCGAATATGGGCTAGCCGCAAGGTGGACTGTCTGCAAGTTCAACAGCGGCGTTGCTGCGTTGATGCACCCGCGCACCGGGCAAGCACAAGTCATGTTCATTCAGGGCTACGTGCCGAAAGTCATCAGTACCCCTGAAATTGATTACTTGATTAACCAGTATGCCGCCGTTTCGGATGCGACTGCCTTTAGCTACATGCTCGGCGGGCATCCGATGTTGCAAATTAATTTCCCGACTGCCGGTAAATCCTGGCTGTATGACGCCTCTAGTGGTTTGTGGAGTCCGTTGGAATACGGGCTTGATGGTGAGAGACACCGGGCCGAAATGAGCCTGACGTTCATCGACAAGACGATTGTTGCCGACTACGAAAACGGCTCCATTTACAACCTGCTTGCAGATACCTATACAGACAACGGCACCGCGATAGCAAGAGAGATTGTCACGCGGCACTTTTTCAAAGACAACGAGCGGGTCAGGGTGGATCAGCTTTATGTCGATATGGAAACTGGGGTAGGACTCATCAGCGGGCAAGGCTCAGACCCGCAGGCCATGCTACAGATCAGCAAGGACAACGGCCACACATGGGGCAATGAGCTATGGACAACGATAGGGGCCATAGGCAAGTACCTGACCCGCGTTGTTTGGAGAAGGCTCGGAACGGCGAGGGATTGGACTTTCAAGATTCGAGTAACAGACCCTGTAAAGGTGGTCTTTACATTCACTGACGTTAAGGCGCGCATCTGATGGCGTTGGGACTCCCCCCCATCAACAGCGCCTTGATGGTGAATGGCACACAGGCCACATGGCCGACGCCGTGGGGGAACTGGCTTAGTCAAGCCTTTGCGATTCTCCAAGCCTCACAGCAGAGCGGGACTACTGCTCAAAGGCCGACAACGAACCTGTGGCCGGGGCGCATCTACTTTGATACGAGTCTAGGCGCGGACGGAAAGCCGATTTGGGTCAACAAGACAGCAACGGGTTGGGTATTGGCAGATGGAACAGCCGCTTGATTTCGGCGTGAAGCATCACTTTTCTGCTGGTGTGTACATCAAGGAAATGCGACTGGATCAAGGGCATACCGTTGTGACTCATAAGCACAACTATGAGCACTTCGGCCTGTTGGGGGGCGGTATAGCGCGAGTTGAAATTGATGGTCAACCGCGCACCTATACCGCCCCCGCCGTGATTACCGTACCGGCGAACAAGAATCACACGATACACGCACTCACAGACATTGAGTGGTTTTGCATTCATGCAACAGATGAAACCGACTCGGAAAAGGTTGACCGGGTTTTGATTAAAGGGGATTGATATGCCGTGGATTGGACCAGCAATAAGCGCGGGGGCATCCCTTTTAGGCGGAGCATTGCAATCCGGTTCTGCAAATGATGCGGCGCGCGAACAAGCGGCAGCAACACAAGCAGCCATTGCGGAACAGCAAAGGCAATACAACCAGACCCGCACCGACCAAGCGCCGTGGCGCGATGCTGGCAGCGCAGCAGTTGGGCAGTTGCGCTATCTGTTGGGGCTTGGCGGTAATGGTGCCGGGACGAATACCGCACCGACTTACGGGAACGAAGTGGCAATGTCTGCTTTGCCGCAGGCCGGTGGTTGGCGCGAGATTTACAACCAGGTTCAAAAGGATATGCCTTCTGCCAATGGAGACATTGACACGCTGGCAATTCGCAACGAAGCCACCCGCAGGTATCAAGAGCAGTTGAACCAGGGCAATCCGGGCGACCCGCTTTATGGTTCGCTCAACAAGAAATTCACCCTTGCAGACTTTTGGGATGACCCTGTAACCAAAGCATCCTACCAAATGGGACTGGATCAAGGCATACAGGGCATTAACAACATGGCAGGGGCCAGGGGTGGGCGTAACTCAGGCCAAACCCTGAAGGCTCTTACGCGCTTTAGCACTGACTATACAGGCAATCAGGCGGCAGGTTCTCAAGCGCGATATGTCAACGACCAGACCAACACCTATAACCGCTTGGCCGGTTTGAGCGGTACGGGGCAAACAGCAGCCAATACCGTTGCAAGCGCAGGGCAGAACATGGCGAACAATATAAGCGGCTTGACCAGCTCACTCGGAAACGCAAGGGGCGCGGCGGCGATTGCCAGCGGTAATGCATGGCAGGGCGCAGGGCAAAACATCGCCAATTGGTACGGGCAACAAAACCAGTTGAACCGCATGAGCGGCGGCATTGGCACGGGTGGAAGTTACAACTATCTAAACCCGTACAACACTAGCGACGCCGAAAATTATGGAGGCTATGTCTAATGGGTGCCGATGCCTCTATTTATAGTCTGATAAAGCCCGTAGTACAGCAAGAGGGGCCGCTTGACCAATACACGAAAAGTTTGCAGCTAAAGCACCTGCTTGGGCAGGGTGACTTGCAGGCGTTGCAATTGCAGCAGGCGCAGCAGAGCGCAGACTCACAAGCGAAGTTGCGCGACCTGTTTAGCAGAAACCCGAACGCAACACCTGATCAGGTGATGGGCATTGACCCGAAAACAGGTTTCCAAATGCGTAAGGACGCATTGGAAGGTGACGTTAAACGCGCATCCATCGGCAAAGACAACGCAGCAGCAGCCAAGTCGCAGTTTGAAGTACACAAGGAAAAACTGGAACGCGGCGCGGCTTTGCTTGCCAATGCAAAAGACCAACAGTCCTACGATATGGTGATGACGCTTGGCGCGCAGTCTGGAATTTTTGCGCCTGAGTTCATGCAAAAAGCCCCGCGCCAGTTTGACCCGCAATGGGTTTCTGCCATGCAGAATGCCGGTATCACGCGGGCGCAACAATTGGAGCAAGAGCACAAAGCCAAGACGCTTGCCGAAACCGGGCGGCACAATCTGAGCACTGAAGCCAATGCAGCGGGGCAGTTGAAGGTTTCGCAGGGGCAGCTTGGGGTTGCGCAGGGCAATCTTGGGGTTAGCCGTGAGCGATTGAATTTTGATAAGCAGCAGCCCAAAGGCCAATACGACGCAGAGCGCGGCTTGCTGATCGACCCGCGCACCGGAACCGCGACGCCTGTAACGCAGGGCGGCGCACCCATCGGGCCGAAAGACAAGGATGCGCCGGAGGCTTTGCTCAAGGCTTCAGGCTACGCATCGCGCATGCAAAAAGCCGAAGAAATCATGGCGAAGAATGCCGACAGCGGCAAGCCTGGATTGGTCGAAGCATCTGCGCAGAAGATTCCTGGCGTCGGAAATATCGCGGCGAATCTGGCACGCGACCCAGCGCGCCAGCAATACAACCAAGCCCAAGAGGATTGGGTGCGCGCAAAACTGCGACAAGAATCAGGAGCCGTTATTGCCGATGAGGAAATGGCGCGCGAGATTCGTACCTATTTCCCGCAGATTGGCGATTCTCCTGAAGTTGTGGCGCAGAAAACAGCGGCACGCCAAACGGCATCTGATGCAATGGTTAAGGCCGCTGGCCGCGCCGCTCCAAAGCAAGAGCCTAAGCAATCGCCAAAATCGTTCAATTCCATGCCCGACCCAAAGCAATACGACGGCAAAAGCATTCGCTCTGATGATGGCGTTATTTACAAGTCAAACGGCAAATCTTGGGTAAGGCAGATGGGCTAATGGGCTACACGCTGATTGATGACGCTCCTAAAGCGGCCAAATTCACGCTGTTGGATGACTACAACCCGACAGAGGGAAACTCGTTCGCCAAAAATGCGCTGATCGGTGCCGGTAGTGCGTTTGCTGCCACTGGTCGCGGATTGCGTCAGGTTGCGTCAAAAGTGCCGGGGTTGAATCGGATAGAGGCATTCGACCCGCAAAAGGTGCAGGCGGAAATCGACCAAGCGAAAGCGATTGACGCGCCGCTTATGAATACTGCCGGTGGCGTGGTTGGCAATGTCGCAGGAAATGCCGCTCTGCTGGCCCCTACCGCGCTAATCCCTGGAGCCAATACCTACGCAGGCGCTACGGCCATCGGCGCGATTACAGGCGCATTGCAGCCCGTTGCCAGCGATGAATCGCGCCTTACCAATACCGCAGTTGGTGGGGCTGCTGGCGTTGCTGGCAAGGCAATAGGCGACAAGGTAGGTGGACTCCTTGCCGACCGCCTTGCAAAAAAAGAGGCTTCCGTGGCCGCATCGCAAACGCAAAACGCGGCGCGCGATGCGACCTATTCCGCAGCTAAAGAGGCGGGTTATGTGGTGCCGCCAACACAGGTAAATCCGTCTCTTGCAAATCAGGCTTTGGAAGGGTTTGCCGGGAAGATCAAAACCGGGCAGGAAGCCTCACTCAAGAATCAGAAGGTAACCAACGAACTGGCCCGCAAAGGTCTTGGTATTGCCGACGATACGCCGATTACCAAAGAGCTTTTGACTGATATTCGCAGCGAGGCTGGCAAGGCGTATGAAGCCATTAGGGGCGCTGGCAACATCGTTGCCGACAAGCAATATGGCAAAGACCTTGCGCGGATTACTGATCGTTTTCAAGGCGCTGCAAAGGATTTCCCTGAGCTTGCCGGGGATGACATTGCCAAGATTGTTGCGACCGTTGACAAGCCGGAGTTTTCGGCAAATTCGGCAGTCGATGCAATCGGCATTCTGCGGGACAAGGCATCTTCTGCCTATGCGAAGGGCGATAAAGACTTGGGGGGCGCTTATCGTTCCGCATCCAAAGCCCTTGAAGATGCGATAGAGCGCAAGCTGATTGAATCTGGCGATGATGTAACCCTGAAAGGATTTCAGGACGCGCGCAAGCTAATTGCCAAGACCTACACGGTAGAAAAGGCTTTGAATCAGAGCGGCAACGTCAACGCACAAAAACTGGCGGCAGACCTCGGGAAAGGCAAGCCGTTATCTGATGAGTTGAAAACGATTGCGCAGTTTGCGGCAACCTTCAAAAAGGCCGCGCAGAATGTTGACCAGCTTGGCAGCGTTCCAGCCGTTAGCCCGCTCGACGCTGCTGTTGGGGTGATGACTGGTGGGCTTCCTGGCGCAGCTTGGTTTGTTGGCAGGCCCGCTGTTCGATCAATGCTTTTATCTGACTTGTATCAGGGCGCGCTAAAGCCCAACTATGCAGTCGGCGGCGGGCAAAAACTGTTGACTAACGCGGCAAACAATCAAACGCTTAAAAACCTGTTGCCTGCCCTAAGTGCTAACGCTGCTCTTAACTTTCAGAAGTAGGGCGCGTTTTAACCGGCCTTCCGGCATCCATCGTTGAACTGCAATTCGCGCTGGCAGGCAGATCAATCCAAACAGGATCAACGAACCTAGCGGCTTGAGAATCAGGGCAATGGATATGGTTGTCATCTGCCGTAGATCATCCTAATCGCCATATCGCGGCGGTTTTGTACATCGCGCTGCACGCAATTCGCAAAGTTATCCGTGCCTGGAGTGAATCCGAGGTTGCGGCATTCGGCTTGCGCGGCATCGTAGATATTCCCCTGCGGTGCTGCACAGCCCGACAGCAACAGAACAAGAAGCACACGATTCATGAAGCCTCCTTTCGGGCTTGGAAGCATACCACAACCGGCTTAGGCCGGTTTTTTCATTTGGAGCGCCAATGTCTGTCAAGTTCTCCCCCATCTTTAACAGTCAGATTGTGGACGCTTCTGGCGACCCCGCCTCCGGCTGGAAGATTTACACCTATGTAGCCGGTTCCTCTACCGAGCTTGCGACGTACACCACTTCTGCTGGCAACGTCCAACAATCCAACCCCATTGAAATCAACTCGCTAGGCTTCCCCACTGTAGGCCAAATCTGGCTAACTGCGGGCAGCTCTTACAAGCTCGTTTTGACGGATGAAAACGATGTTGTCAAAAAGACCGAGGACAACATCAGCGGCGTAAACGATACGTCCGTGTCAACCGATGAATGGCTTGATTCTGGCGTTATCCCTACCTATGTTTCCGCCACTTCATTTACGTTGGTCGGTGATCAGACTAGCGCCTTCCACGTAGGGCGCAGGCTTAAAAGCACGGTCACGGCGGGCACGACTTACAGCCGCATCACTGCATCTGCCTATGGCGCGCTAACGACGATTACGGTAGCGAATGACGGTTCGCAAACGCTGGATAGCGGCCTCTCGGCGGTGCAATACGGCATTCTCCGCAACAACGTATTGAGCATTCCTTTTCGGATTGCTACTGCGGCGGGAACCGATACCTATACCGCGACAGTGGGAACGACCCGCCTTGTTGCGAACGATGAATACCGCATCAAGATTGCCAATGCAAACACTGGCGCTGCGACCCTGGAGCTTGACAGTCTTGGGGCAAAGACGATCAAGACGCAAAACGGCAACGCTGTTATAGCGGGGCAGTTGTACGGGCAACATACATTCCGGTATGACGGCACAGACATGATTGTGCTTAACCCGAATGTGCAGAACATTGACAACAGCATCAATGATTTCCGCCTGACACTTAGCACCGGAGTCCCGGTAACGACTACGGACGTAGCTGCGGCAACGACCGTCTATTGCACGCCTTACAAGGGCAATCGCATCGCTTTGTTTGACGGCGCAGGATGGAACATCAGAACCAGCGCGGAGTTTTCCCTTGCGCTCGGCACGCTTACCGCAACCCTCCCATATGATGTTTTCTGTTACGACAACGCAGGAGTTCCAACGCTTGAATTCCTGGCGTGGTCTAGCACTACTGCGAGGGCTACGGCTCTTGCGTACCAGGATGGCATTCTTTCCAAGACCGGCGCATTGACGCGGCGTTATCTTGGAACCTTCTACACGATCAGCACGACCCAAACCGCAGACAGCAAATCTGTCGGCAGATTCCTATACAACTATGACAACCGGGTGCTGCGAAATACGTTGGGAACCTTCTCGACAGACCGCACCACGACCGGCACCAGCTACGCCGAGATCAACAGCGAGATTCAAAACAAATTCATTCTCGGGGTATCTGAGGACGCGGTATTAGGGTCTATCACCGGCACGGCAAGCAACAGCACCGGCAATAGCTACACCAGCACCGCGCTTGGCTTTGACGGTACCTCTGCCGAGGCCGGGTTTGAAACCTCATTCAGCAATGCCGGGGCGGGCGGTTTGAAAATGCCGTGCTGCGTTTCCGGCCAGAAGATTGGCCTTGCTGTTGGCTACCACTACGCAACCCTGTTGGGCAAGGTAGACGGTAACACCGGCACTTGGTATGCCGCGACTGCTGCAACGACTTCAAAGGTTTATCTCTCGCTTGGGATTATGGGGTAAATCATGCCGGAAACAGCCGAACGCATGGCAAGCTAGTGGAAATTGAACTAAAGCGCACCGTCTTTACCGACCAAAGCACCATAGGGATGCTGTCGATTGACGGTGTTTTCGAGTGCTACGTCTTGGAGGACGTTGTACGCGAGATTCCAGGCCAAGCGGTAAGCACATGGAAGGTGCGCGCACAGACCGCGATACCGCAAGGCCGCTACAGGGTAGAGCGCAACTTCTCGCCAAGATTTGGCAAGCTACTGCCAATTTTGGTGGGGGTAAGGGGCTTTGAGGGTATCCGCATTCACCCCGGCAACGTGGCGGGCGATACGGAAGGTTGCTTGCTCCCCGGCCTGCACAAAGCACAAGACAAGGTAACGGATAGCAAGGTAGCGTTTCTGCAGATCGACGCCAAGATTAAAGAGGCGCTAGACGCGGGGGAAACGGTTTGGATTGATGTGAAGGGGCTGCGGTAATGGAACAGCGCCGCTCTGCCGACCGTGGCCCGCTCTGCTGGATTGCCGCCCGCGCTTCACAGGCTTGGGATTGGGTGGACAAGCGCCAGATAGACAATCACATAGTTGCAGCAATAACGCTATGGGTAACTATTCGGATTACCGAATGGGCGATGGTTTTTACCGATATGCACCCGGAGAAACCGGGGCTGGAAATCGCGGCGATTATCACGGCAATCATGGTGCCGTGGGCGGCGCTACAGACTGCGGTGGTTAAGTTCTATTTTGATGCGAGGGCGGCTTAATGCTGACCCTGTTTAGCGGCCCCTATGCGCTCCTGGCCCGCTTTGCTACCGCCGGCCTTGTGGTGCTTGCAATCTTCGGCTATGGCTGGTTTAAGGGCCATTCCAGCGCGCAAACGGCGTTTGATGAATACCGGGGCAAGGTCGAGGCATTGGGTGACGCGCAAGCCAAGCGCACGGCTGAAATCATCAAGTCAAACCAAGCGAAAAAGGAAGCTGCCGATGCGAAACTTACGAAGCGGATTGCTGCTCTCAATACTGATAATGACAGGCTGCGCGGCCTCGCCAGTGCAAGTAGCCTGCCCGCCAGAGCGCCAGATACCAGATGCCCTGAAGGATGGGCCTGTTTCGACAGAGCAGAGCTTGACGCAGCAATACGAGACTTCACTAGCGAAACTGCGGCAATCGCTGGAAAAGGCGAAGCGATAAGGCTTAGGCTGACTACGGCTATTGAGTATTACCAATGAGCAGCCGGAACAAGGATGCGGCGTTGTTGTCAAAATGACAGCATGGGGCGTACTAATCGCCGGGTTACTCTATCTATTTGACGCAATCAGGTTTGCTCGGGTTGATCCGCCGATGGCGATTGCTCTGTTTTGTTGGGCTGCGGCAAACTGTGCGCTTGCTTGGAAGATGCAGGGGTAGAGCGCGGGTCTCGCGGAAATAGACTGCATCGCTTCACCCCGTTCATATACCGTGCGTCATACGCCCCGCATTCAACGCACGGCCCCAAAGGAACATGCGTATACACCTCATGCTCTGCCCAGTTTGGAAAGCAGAAATTGCAAAGCGTAATCATTTCCTACCTTCCAGCGATTCAAGCGCCCATTGCGCGATATACGAAATCCTGCGGTGATTTGAGTCACCCTCTGAGCACCAGGCATCGACAGTGCGTTGCGAAACCCCGATAGCCTTAGCAGCTTGTGCGTTGGAATACCCCTTGCTGATTATCACGGAGCGGATATAGTAGGGGTCGGGGTTGTAGTGCTTTAGGTTGAATTTAGGCACCTGATACCTTCGCGATCGTTCATTTATTCATCTCCCTAAGCACGCTTCCACCGAGGTTGTGCTTTTTCAATAATTCAATGGATTCGCGGATCAGCGGGTTTTTGTTGTCCGAATGCGCAATAGCGTAGGACATGCGACGCACGAGACTAGCTAAATCCTGAATCAGCAAATCATTGTGCCCGCGAATTTCGCGCAGCACTGTAATTACTTCGGCTGCTCGATATGCAAGGTGGCATTCATTGCCTCCCGACATATCAATCAGTCTGACGGTTAAATCTGGCTCTTCAAATACGTTCATGGGTTCTCCTTTAGCCATGCGTTGTGAATTGCAACAGCTTCCCCGGCTTTTTGACGGTTAAACGCTTTGTTATTCGACCAACAAACATTACCGGGAGCGCCTTCAATCCAGCCCCATTCCGTTCCATCTGTGTTTGTGTGCCTGTTTTTTTTGACTTCCCAAATAGCATCGTTATGTGGGATTTTTTTACCTCCGATGGACACAAATAGTACAGCTTCGTATTCATCAGAATGCGTTGCTCCGCATGAAGGCCCCCACGGATATGGATCTCCATGCCCACAAATGGAACATACTGGCTTGCTCTGCATTACGAAATCCTCCTTGCTGGCCCACCACAATCACCGGCATCATCGACGCCACGTTCATAAATATTCTGGGAAAGTGCCTTTTCAGATTCACGCAAACGGTCCCTTGCATCAAGGCGAGCTTGCAAACGCATGCGTTCCTCGATGACTTCCTGTTTCCGCGTCTGGGTTGCAAAGTAACTTTGTGCGAAGGCAATCGGTTCCTTACGCGGGTCGCCGTTCATGGCGATCAAGTAGCAGGCATAGCGCGTGAGCATGAAATCTTCGATTTCACGCTTTGCGCCCTTGCCCAGTTCGATCATTTTCGTGACGCCACGAAAATGATCGTCCGGGTTGTATCCCATTGTTTCGCAAGACTCAATGGATCTGCGAATGGCGGTCAGGAAATTTTCCCAACGGGCATAGCCCAACGGTTCCTGGAGGTCGCGCGCAAACCAGAATTCAACGTTTTCGCCAGGAATCATCTGGACACTTCGGCCAGTCTTTTGGATAGACAACCGAGCAATACCAGCATGATGTGTTGTTAATCATGCGATGCATTCCTTTCCTTGGTAGCACTCAATAACCTTCCCAAATCGCAAGGAAGGTTTGTTTTTAGCGCAAGTCCAGCCCCATTTGGTTTCGACCGCATAAACCGGCTCGCCAATTTGATGCGCGAAATTGTGAGCCATGATTACGGCATCCGATTTGCACAGATCGTTATTGATTGAACCCCACTCGATATTCATTATTTGCCCCGGAAAAAATGTTGTTCAAACGTCGGGCATTCCTTGATGATTACTTGATACTGGCAGGGGCCAACACGCACCCATGAGGCAGTGCTGCCAGAGGTGTTTACTTTGTTGTGAACTTCGCAAAATGTTTTTGCTTCGGTTTTTGTCGCGTACTTCATATTTGCCCCCAAGTGGTTAACGTGCAAGCGAATAGTGCGCTATTTACGTCTGTGGCCATCTGATTTCTCCGGTTGCGTTGGTATGGCTCTACTGTATGCCCATAGCTGAAGAAACGTCTTGACGAATATCAAGATTTGAGAAGAAACTTCTAAGAATTATCGTTGTGTTTTTGCAACGATTCTTCTAACAACGCATCAATAGCATACTGAGGAACATTGTAGCCTTGCGTGCGGAGTTCATTAAGCAGCGCGGCGCATTCCTCTGCGGTTTCGCTGTTGAAACTCTCTCCATCATTGGATAGTCCGATGTTCTTGCGCGGGATAACGCCGACGAACCACAAATGCACTCGATGCGACCACGACCAAACGGTGCAAACCACATGAGCAAGCATGGCCCGCCCCCGGTTCGGGTAAACCATGCGGCGCGTTTCATCGTCAAACTTTCCCTTTAGGTCGGGAATCCAGGAAAATGGGATTTCAGGAAACGGCGGAAAGATCATGCGGTTACTGGCTACATGCGTAGTCCATCCGCCGTATACATCTTCGTAAACGTATACATCGCACATAAAATTCATGCTGCTAAACCTGCAATAACTCATCAATCCGCCCCCAAATCCACTTTACAAAAATCACTCTCCGCACTTGCGCCAGAGTGAGCCAAAAGCCCAAAATTTAATCACTTGTGAAAACGAATCGCCCGGAAACCGTTGGTGGGAGCTAAACTGATAGCGGATTGCAAATCCATGTAGGTCGGTTCGACTCCGGCCCGCGCCTCCAAAAAATCAACTAGTTATGCATGGTCTGAGGGCGGTTACTTTACAAAGATTGCCGCTCACTTTACAAAGTTGGCGGTTTCGGTAACGGTTTCCATTGGGTCGGATGCCACAAATCAACATCCTCAACGCGGCCATGACACCAACCGTACATCGGTATGTGTGACGCTTTTCCAAACCACGTTTTACGCTTCATGTAGTACAGCTTTCCGCCAACCTCAAGCGGATGGCCCGACCTGCCAATTCTTGCCGCCAACCCCATAAAAATGGTTCCGTCTTTCGGTGCCGTATCAATTGGCTTCCAATCACTCATTCGGCTTTGCCCTTTCCCCCGCTCTGCGGTAAACACGTTTATAGGCTGGAATGCTGGTATCTACTGGCAGCGCGCGGATTTGCTTTTCCGTGATGCACGGAACTTCACCGTAACGACCGGCGCGTTGATAGATATATCCAGCCTTGATTTCATCCTGCTCGTTTGGATACCCGACAACTCGGATGCGGCAATACTTGTTATTGTCGAAGGAAATCACTTCGATTTCGCGCACGGGCGCTTCTTCACCGGCAGTGTCTCCAAGCCACGTAAATGGGTAATCAGTCCATGCTTTCATGTTCGCTCCTCGATGGCTACGCCACCTGTTCAAAATCAAATCGCGGCTCAGTAACCGCATTAACAGAAACGCCTGAGAGTTTAGCCCTGGCGTATACCCTACCAACAATAGGCTCGTTTCGAGCATTCAAAGTGTAAACCCACCCAACCCGGTCTAGCCAGCGAATGAGGGCTAGGCGCGTCTTGCACCCGGCAATCTCCCGAAGTTCGTCGGGGGTGAGTGATTCGTTCATTCTTCACCTGTGTAAGACATTTGCTCTCGCAGTGCGCGCAATTCTTCTTCAAGCGCATTCACGCGCTCAATTAAGGCGCTGATTGCGTTCCATAGTTCGTTCATAAAGTAATCAAGCCTTTCTCGCGCAAAGATGAGTACCGAAATTTTGCATGGCATTTGTTGCACTTGACATACGATTCTTTTGTTCTCTGTGAATCTCCACATTCAGCTTCGCCGCCCCATTCGCCAATCATGATGTGGTCAACATTCATGGTGAATTCATATCCATATTTTGTGTCTCCACATTTCGGGCAGGCAGGTTCGCTCATTTGCCATCCTTCAGGGCTTGGTAACGGGCGATGGCTGAGACAATCGCCGGGTCTGCTGTCTTGGCGTATTCGTCCAGGCCGAGAAAGAATGCCTCGGCAATGCGCTCAAGTTCGCGGGCGGTTTCCGGCTCAATGTAGTGATGCGGAAAGCGGCTTGTGCTTGTCAGTTTCAGGTTGCGGTCAGTAATCGGCGTCTGCGTCATTCTTATCAACCCCCTTCCTTTCCCTTGCGGGCTGCGTCGATTGCATCGCGCACTTTCCAGCGTTCGGTGTTGAGCAACCGCACCGCTTGTTGCGCCTCTGTAAAGTGATTCGCGTCGCACACTTCGTTTGCAGCTACTAGCAAAGCGTCCCGTTCTTTCTCTGCACGCTCCAGCAACAGCGCCATTGCCGCAGACTCTTGGCGGTTGGATTCTTGCAGAGCATCCCTTTCCGCTCGCATGGCCGCGAGGTCGGATTCGAGTTGCTTGATCCTGTCGGAGTAGGTGGTGTATTTCTGTTCTGGCGGCAGTCCGGGTTGCGTCATCATGGCTTGCGCTCCTCAATTGCCACTTTGATTTCGTAAATGAACTGCGGCCCCAAGATTTCACCGCGACCTACCTTCTCGCATACATCGCCAAGCAACTCCCTCGTCCGCGCATTCTCGGCTTCGAGGCTGGCGATGCGGGCGGTTTTCTCAGCAGTTTCCACGTTTGCGTCTTGGAATAGACGCTCACTAAGCCTCGCTTGATCTTGTGCATGGAGCAACTGCGCCGACAGGCTGGCGATGCGGGCGGATTGCTCTGCGAATGGGCCGTGTGTGTCGTGCATGAAAATCACATCATCAGGTCGCGCCAGTGTTCCGCGCAGCAGGTTGGCTCGAACAACCGATTTGTCAGTAGCCAACAACTCCAACTGCGCCGACAGGCTGGTGAGCGCGTCGGCTGTTTCGTCTATGTTGTCTATGTCGCCGTCAAACTGATCGCCCCAACTCATCGCCATGACCAAGCGCCTCCAGCGGGCGCTCATGTCGTTGAGCCGCTTCACCAACTCCGCAAACTCCCCGGCTGGCTCGGCTTGTGGTGGGCGGGGTTCGAGCTTTTCTGTCATGGTTTGTCCTTAAGCGGTCTTTACGATATGAAGTCTGGTTTCTTCCACCAGCTTGATAAATTCGGCGCGGCGCTCGTCAAGCATTTTCAATTCTTCTTTTACGTCATCCCGCGTTACGTGCGCCGCGATAAGTTGCGAGCCAAGCGGGAAATCTGCGCAATAGCTGACAAAATCAACCCAATCGCGCCCGGTGCAATCCAGGTGGCCGACTAGCTGCCATTTGTAGGATGGGTCATACGATCCGCGCCGAAGTGTGGCGTAGTGAGTCGGGGCTAGGACTGACTTGATTTCGATAACCCCATCTTCTCCAACCAATCCGTCAGGCGAATCGCCGTAATCCCCGCAGTCAAAAAATCCACCGTTCAGCACATCGCAAAACCGTTCCTCTTGGTACAGCATTCGCGCTACCGGCTCTTGTTCGTGGCCGCGCTCCATGTGTTCATTCTGGAAGCTAAACCCGGCGCGTTCCCCTGTGATTCTTTCAAGGGCTAATTGCAGGGCGTAGCGTTGCGCCGGTTCCCCGAATGCTTTGCCATAGTTCGCCATGAAACAGCCGAATTGCGACGCAGTAGCCTTACCTATGCGAAGGTCTAGCCATTCGTCGGTGTTCTGCTCTACATCGTGAAACTTACGCATTGGCCGGTTCGCACTCTGCCATCAGGCGCTCTTGCATTTCCGGTGTCATGGTCATGCGCTCAAGAACAGATTTCAGGTTTCCGTCACGCTTGAATGCGGCTTTGGCGTTCTCCCATGCCTTTACCCTTTCCGGCGTAAGGGCTGGCTTCTCGGCGCTTGGCTGGTGCGGGCTGATACGCAAGCCCTCTACCGTTTCCTTGCCGAAGCGCACGTTTCCGTCAACGTAGATCGTGACGCGAACGCCGTTCCAATCGTCAATAAACGCGGAACGAGTCAGGGCTTTCATGGTCTTAGAGTTACCGGCGTTGAGAATCATCGGCTTGAGCGGTTCGCCGTGCCGGATTTCCTTCTCGACAAAATACGCCGTGTTGAACAGGTCTTTGGTTTTCTTGGTGCGGTCAGGCTCCAGGCGCACATGGCTGATTGTGAGGACTGTAGGCTCGACAATATCGGCGCTTGACAGGTAGGGGCTGTCGAAGGCTTTGCGGTAGTGGGTTTTCTCGCTCATTTCGCACCCGTTTCAAACGCCCATTTTTCAGCGGCAAGACTCGCAAGTAATTCCTCCTCGCGCTGGCGCTCACGCTCGGCCTCGGCTGCGGCAAAAGCATCCTCGCGGGCGGTTTCGAGTTCGTCAAATTCGGTCATTTGCACACCGCCTGAATCTCGATGGCTGGCTTGTCTTTCAGTTGTGCAACGCATTGATTTTTCAGCGCCGCGCCGACCAACAGAGAGCCGAACATCACAGCTATAAAAGCTACAAATCCGCCCACCATCCATTTACCTGTTTCGTCCATGCTATTTCTCCTTTGCACAAGTCCAATCAATAGGGTTAATCCTGCGCGGCTCTGCCATTGCTTGCGCATACCCGCGCTGGTATGCGGCTTCGATTTCAGGCGTAGCTGTAGGCAATGCCTTTTTCGGGCTTGCTACGGCAATCACGATCAGAACCAGGAGCACGACGCCAAGCGCAGCATTTGCCCATGCCTTGACGCGCTGAAACAAGGGTTTGCGGGTAAACAGCAGCTTTGGGCGTGCGTCATATCGGCGCATGGAGCGGAGGCCGAGCATCATGCTGGCACCTTGATGTTGATATATGCCTCGGTTGTTTCGCCGGTTGCGGGAGGGTCGATTTTCTTGAGCGACCCTTCGCGCCAACTAATTTCCAACCCATCTGCTGCATCTATCGTTGGGGGGTCAAGTTTCCAGCGACCGGATTTCAGCATGCTTGGAGTGCGAATGCGCCGAAAGGAGCCGTAGAACTGAATGCAATACGGGAGTGCATCGTGTTGCCCAACTACCATCACCAAATCCCCAACTTTGAACGCGCTCATTTGAAGTCTCCTATTTCGTAGGCGCAATGCTCCGCAATGTTGTTAGGCGCTCTCTGTGCGTGAAACCACCCGGCTTTATGCGCGCGTTCATGATTCAGCACGCAGTTTTGGTCAGGCTTTGAAAGCGAAGAGTCGATCCAGATAAGAAACACGCCTTTGCCATCACGCACTGCCGGGCCACATGCAAAGCCGCCATACAAACCAGGAGGCGCAGGGCAATCAGCCGGAATGCGATAGCTGTACTCGACGTATTCAGGCAGAGCAGAGGGCGTGCCTGATTTGAACCAGTACGGGCCGCTTTGCAAGGGCGGGAGAGGGGCGCATGCGGTAAGCAGGGCCGCGAGGATGATGGTGCGTTTCATGTCAGCAGGAACACCAAAAAATGTGACGGTCTTTAAGGTCATCCGGTACGGCTTGCCCGGTGACTGCTTGAAAATGTTTCCAGAACTCCTCTTTTTCCTCCCACATGAAATCTTCAAGATCACTGTCGTAGCGCAATCTATCGTTCATATCTCCGCCATTAACAACGAAGCGCCGCGCCGATTCCAGGACGCGCTCATATCCAAACCCGGCGCGTTCGGCGTAATCGCGCAGCCACTTCTCAGAATCAGAAATGCCGACAGTTTTCTTTGCCGGAAACGATGGGTGCGTCCAGTTGTGTCGCAGTGCGGTGATGGTGTTCGGATAGAGCATCATCCAGCAGCGTTCACCTGACAGCACCGGATGCGCAAGGAACGGGTCAACAATTCCGATGTGCGGTTGCTTGGTGGTTGCGTAGCCATCTTCGTAGCCGATGTGCTGGCCCGGATAAAGGCGCTCTGCTGCCTCTACCGGAGCAACAGCAAAATGGATTGCGTCCTTGTCCTCGCTGCCAGTAAGCAGCTTGCCGATGCCAAAAATTGTTTGTTCGCTCATGCTGCCTCCGCATAAAATCTTGCACACTGGTTAAGCTCACGATCAACCAACATTGCTACCTGATACCCAATGCGCGTAAACACTGCGCTATCAGAGTCAATCGCAAACAGGCGCGGGTTAAGTTTGAGTTCCGTTGCCACCAGCCGAGCAACCGCGTTTTGAAGGTTGCAATCGTCGGCGTTTGTCGAGTGATTTCCTTCAAGCGCGTCTTGCAGCACTTCGGCGTATTTCGCCTCTATAGGATTGGCGGGGCGTAGCCATTTGTCGCTGATGAAGTTGCTCACTTGCGCTCCTTGAATTAGGTCGGGGCCGGGCCAGCCCCCTTGCGTTGATGCCCATTCGTGAAACACAACTGAACTGCTCTACTGCACTTCGCTTGCTTCTCACTATCGGCGGGGTCTGCCTCGGCTTCCCCTGTCTAGCTGCGTTCCCTACTGTTACTCGGGCGCTTCTTGCCTAGAACCGCTTGCTGCTGGTGAGCTTTCGCTTACCGTGACCAGACTATGCGCCTATTATTTGGCGTTGTCAACCCCTTTGCGTAAATAAATATCCACTTGACAAGTGCAACCCATTGACGGTATTATCCGTCCATGAACTACAAAGTCAAGCTTAAGCAATGGGCCGAGCGCCGCGAAAAGATGCTCAAGCGTCTTGCTGCTGGCGAGTCTAAATCCGCTGTAGCGCGTGCGTTTGGTATATCCAGGCAGCGCGTACACGCTTTGGCGTCAATGCACAAATGAACCTCCCGCC